TGGCGAGGATGGTATAGGGTATATCCCCAATCACACTACTGTTAGTTATACAGACGGTCAGGAATATACTCTTGTTTATAAAATTGGCAGTGCTGCTCAACAGACAAAGCACGCCACTGCAAGCGGTAGTGTTACCGAATTAAATTTTGGTACACAGGCTAACCCAATTATAGTTGGTAGTGGCAACTATATTAAATTTGATTTTGGTGCAAGCAATGCAGGTAAATTAGTTACAGTAAAATTGGTGGCTGGTCATTCTGCAACACCTGACCTTAGTGAGTATCTAAATAAGATATTTACCGTGGCTCATACGATAGGAAATCAAATAGTTCCAAATTACTATGATATATACATTTATACTGGTGATGCTAATATTGGTATGGATGGGTATATCCAAAAGTGTTCAAATCTTTATTGTGATGATACCAGTGCAACCAAACTGACTACAGCAATAGATAATTTTCTCAATGATAGTAGAATGTCTACGTTGCAGTTGACAAATACCGATGGTAGCTATATTTACCGAGTAGTAACAAAGTCAGTTGATGGATATCAAGACTATATGACTATTACTTATGTTATGCAGTCTGGTACAAACAGTCAAATTAAATACTTAACGCAAGTATTTACAATACCGTCAAGTGGGGTAGTTGGTAATTCAGGCTATTCAGAACCCTTACTTTTAACTGGACCAGTATTTCTTGCAACACCTGATTCGGTTGGTGGTTTTTATAATATAGATAGCACAAACTCAAACTATGAGGACAATGGCTATGTTTATCTTGACTCTGATGGTCATTTAAGGCTGTATGATTACGAATTATTGAGAAGTGCAGAACTTGCTTATATACTTGATAGCGATAAGGTTTTAGGCGAGGGATTGACTTATGAGGAACTTCAAAATCAATTAGATGACGGAGTAAACAATCGAGTAGCATTCCCGACACAGTATACAACCAACACAGACTTAAATCAGTTTGTAATCAATTTAACGCTTTACCTTGCTAAATCAGATACGGATGTAATAGTTAATCTTGATAACATTGACCAAAGATATGGTACAGCAGTTATTTTAACAATTCGTGGCGATGCAGATGAGCATACAACACTGAATATTGTAAACTGCAATAAGATTAAGATTAATCCTACGATTTCAGGTACACCAAACATCAATGTTATAAATTCTGGAATTTGTTATGATTCGGTTGTATTCAACACAGTAAAATCATTCCAAAACATTTCATTGTGGTATGAAAGATACTCCGAATCCGACCCAATGCTTTCTGTAAATGGAATGACAGTCACTGACCTTGATGTTGCAAGTTTTGTATTAGGTCAAAATGCGACTGGTCCGTCATATGTAAATCAGCCAGATATGGAAACCGTACAATATGAACTGACTTTTGGTGATTACAGATTTACCTATGGCTTGAGGTCAGTTACTATTGCACCAGATGGTTCTGTTGCTGGGGTTGGCATTTATATTAAGAATCAGTCCTCAACATTACCTTCAACATCATCAGTTACTGATAACTCATCAAGAATTTACCTTGCAAAGTTTAGACTTCCGCAGAGTGTGAACCTGCAGTACCCGATTTCAAGGTTAAATGCAAATATTCGTATTGATGGCTCATTTATTGCTGGTTATGAATTGACCGATAATGATAAATATGTTCTCAATACTAACAGTTTTGCAGCTCTTGTGAACAGTTACAATTATTCAGACACAACTACATATGAGGTTGACAGTGGTGTGTATTATGCTATCGGCTCTATATCATATAGAATAGATACAGACATTTATAATGCACCTGAAATTTCTGTTGCGAGCGATGTTGTCATACCAGTAAATGTAAGTGGTGCTATGGATATGATATTGAGGTCATTTGACAATAATGAGTATCATATCTTTGACGGACACTCAATCCCCGTTTTAGGACAGTGATAAATTATGGGTAATTACATTTATGAAGTGATTAAAATTAAATATGTTCGAGAAGGTTATTTACCTGACCTACCATATCATTTGATTTCTGACAATGAGTTGTATGATGCTTTTCTGTCATACAACTCAGACAGTCAAAGTTATAGTGGGTACTTTACACATATTTATACTGCTCCGATAGATACATCCCTTTTGGACAAATATACAACCCTAATTGAAGCAATTTACCGACATTTGTGTATTGCAAAGGGTTTAGCAGACCATACGCTCATTGAATATGGAAGTAATGATGAAATAAGCATTAAAGATGAGTATTTAGTTAGTTCTGGTATGGTTAAGGCACTAAATCCAAACAGAGAAATTGCTGTAGATAACTATGAATTTGTGGGGCTGCCAGATTGGATTTATGCTTATATGTTAGGTAATGTAATTTCAAATAATTCTGATGACGAAATGGATTATGCTGACTTATTAAAATCCTTTAATACAGAATCGTATGATATAATGCAACAGCAGTGTTATATAGTTTCGAGTGGCTGGATACAGAAAATGCCTGAAAGTTATCTTGTATATCACCAGAGTGATAATCACCCAGTGATTTTGAGACCAGCCACAATTTTTGGCGAACCACACATCATTAAAGCAATTAGAGTAGAAGAAGCAAGCAGAGGTATAGTATGAAATTACTTTCCATCTCAAATTCCACAACCTTAAAACAACTATCCGACATAGTAGGATATCGTAATGTTGCAGATGTTCTTGTTGCGAACAATCTGCCAAGAATCCCTAATGTTGGTGAGCAGTTTACAACTGTGGTAAATAATCTTAAATCATCCAGCAGTAATATAGATTATATATCCAACCAGGATGTTATGCGAGACCGTAAAATGACGGTCTTAAAAACATTTATGGATGATTCAGATATATTTGAGAAAGCTTGTTTGTCTACAAATAAAGAGTGGCAGGTAATTTCTAAGTTAAGCACATTCAGCAATTACTTAAAATTACCAGAATCTGTTGTAAATAATCTGCCAAGCAATGCTTATATGCTTGGTAATGGCGTACCAGTCAGCAGTGCAGTCTATAACAGTGTTATGCAATCACTTCAAAATGGCGATGATATTGATGTGTCTGTATTCAATTCCTATGAAGGAATTAATGCCAATACAATGAGAACGGCATCATTTAGTGCAGACTATGCAAAAAATGATATAAACACTTGGTTTAAGATACCATTTCACGACATTACTTTATATTCTAATCTTATGGGTGCCTCTGTTGACATTCCAGCATATCCAGAGGAATTATCTGATGGTGTATCTGCTAATTATGATACAATGGGCGATTTGCTGTATCAGTATGAGCCTTGGGTATTGTATAGCAGTTCTGGTCCAAGAGAAGTTCCATTCACATTCCATTTACATAGGGATATGTGGACTGGCGATAGGAATGATGGATTGGCTAATCAAATGATAAGGTTTTGTGAGGCAAACTGCTATCCAGCATATCGAGGTGCTTCCGTAAATGCACCGATAGTTACTTTATATGTTAGGGGCAAAGCATTTATATCAGGTGTAATGACATCTTGTAATGTTGATTGGTCTGGTCCATTAGGTGATGACGGTTGGTACTTGGAGTTCCACCTAAACTTTAAGATTAGAGAGGTTTCCAAGATTAGACTTGATATGGAAACTCAGAGAAATAAGGCACTTATTCAGTAAGGTGATTTTATGTACGAGGTTTACAATACTTTAAGACCATATAAAAAAGTTGATTATCAGGGCATACAGTATTCTACTTGTAAAGAATATGACCACATTTGCCGATACAAAGGTTTACGGCAGATTGTTCATAATTATGATAATGTTGAGGATAGGTTTGTTTCACACGAAACAGCAAATCCATTTGACAGTAAACTCAGGCGGAAATACTATACTGTTACAGCAGATAGAGAAAATCGTCTTGATTTGATTGCATATGAGCAGTTAGGTTCACCGCAGTATGCTTGGGTAATTGCTTACTTCAATGGTATTGCAGATGGGTACACAGTTTGGGAAGGGCAGTTGTTGTCAATGCCGACTGATGTTTCATTGTTGTTCAACACTGGTGAGATTTTACAATCTGTACCAGCCACAAAGTTAAATTTGAGTAGAGAATAATTATAAGGTTTTAAGGTTTTATGAAGGTACAAAGTTTTTGCAATTTTATGTTAGCTGGGGTAAGTCTTACTGACTTCGGCTTAAAGATTCCTTCGCCCTTTACCTCATTGAGATTATCTAATGCTCAAATAACCTCTATGACCTCTTGGGAATTAACAATTAGTATTGCTGGTGATGATACTAAAGGTGTCAATTCAGCAGCATTTGAGGCTTTGATATATTCGGCAGCCCAATCTGCATACGACTACCATAATGCCAGCGGTATACCTGTATCCTTTATGTTTGGTTGGTTAGATGAGTATGGTAATGTTGCTGAATACATATCTTATCAGGGATTTACTTTACAATACAGTGTATCAGCTAATGGCAGATTTTTAACATATACAGTAAAGGGATATGCTTCAACTGCGATTAAATCTCAAATGCCCGTTTTACATATCCCAGAGGTCAGTGGAATAGTTCAGCCATCGGCAGTTGTTGAGGCAATAGCCAAAGCGGTTCACGCAGATGTTTACTATGATTTAGATATAGACCACAATGATGAGCCTACATTAGTTCAACACGGATATTTGAATACCTCATTGAATAGATATATTGGTGGATATAACAGTGCTGATGATAATTTTGAGGATTTTCCTGGATTGCTGACATTATCAAAATCATATAATGCTTCAAGGGATGCAGCTGGGTTGAAATATCCTTACAAAAAATTAAGCACCATATTGAATAATGTAAGTCAGTCATCTATAAGTAATTACCTTAATCAAAGTTTAGTGGATAATGCAGTGCAGAGTACGGCATTTTCGTATTGGGTAGAAGAGCCTACAATGACTAAACGAGGAGTTATTCACTATAAGTCAAATGCTGGTCTGCTGGGCAAAAATGATTTTGCAACTTTGCGATATGGTACAGACAACACTAATGTCATTTCAATATCGGGTAACTATGATGGTGTTGCTTACAATATGACTGATATGAACTTTAAGACATTAGGATTCGCAGTTGATGGCAGTGGTAGTACAATAGTAGATTCCACTAATGTGGTGAACTCTTGGTCTTCATCATTGGCAGACACATTCCAAACTGCCAACATTATAAATGACATTAATGCACTGGCATCACAGTTTTCTGGTAACTTTAATGCTGTAATTCCTGGTAATGTTAGCACATTCAATGTGGCACAGCCAGTAAATCTTTTAGTTGTGTCAGGAAATACAATATCGCCAATAACTGGTGTATACAATATAACTGGTGTAACACACGAAGTTTCAACAGTATTTACTACCTCACTTGCACTACAGAGATTGCAGATGTCATCTGCAAATCAAGTAGCGACAGGTCAAGGAATAACGGTAGGTGGTACACATATGTATAGTCCATCAAGTGTTCACCAAACAAGCAATATACTTAGTGCAAGTAAAGTTGATTTCGGGGAGTTATATCCAACCTACTTGGATATGTAATTTGGTTATGTTTAGTTATGCTAAATACAATGTGAATAATGATGGTGTTGATTTTGGTACAGTTGATAACTGCCCATTCTTACAAACAATGGCACAGATACTAAGACCATATGTAACTCCGACAAATGCTAATGACAGTAAACTTATTAAGTACTATCAGCGATATGGTTATCACTATGGGGTTGATTTAGTTCCATATAATGAGTCTAAATTATTAACGCCAGATGATTATGCTATACCTGTCTATTCACCTGCATTAGGAATTGTATTAAGCACAGACGAATATACTTTTAACGAAAATCCTCGTGGGGATGCAACAAAATCGGTTGTAGTTCAGTTTGATGCAGATACCTCTTTTAGAGTAGGTAAATTAGTTCGCACAACTGTAAAACCAGGCGATGCTGTAAGTCAATGGGATATAGTTGGGTATGCAAAAAAGTGGGTACATTTTGAGATGTTGAGTTATTACAAAGAACACCAGTCATCACAATTATTTACCTTTGATAAATTGAGATTATATCTTGTAAATCCAGCAACATACTTTAACGGGAAGTATGATGGATTAGATTCTGGAATAGGATGAACTAAATGCTTTCATATGATGTTGTAAATTCAGGCGGTAGCGTAGTTACCAATGTTCAAATTTCACCATATCTTTTAGTATTGAATGAAAACAGTGCATTGCCGACTGCTTTTGAGCTAAATACTGAAAACGGATTTATTGGCGTAGGCATTTATGCTGGTCGATATTATGATGATAATCATAGTAAACGAGATAAATTTGCAAATCCAAATATAAGAGAACAAGTAAATTGGGCAAAGGAAAATAATATACCTTTCGGATTATTGGGTTATATTGATGCTCGAAATGAAGCCGAAGCACAGGAAGAGTTTAAGCAACTTTATTTAGTGCTTATGACATACCCACCGAATATAGGATTATGGTTAAGAATAAAGTCAAGCGGTGCTAAATCGGAAATAAATAATATAATCGAATGGTATCAAAAAATGCTTATAAACAGAGGGTTTAGATACCAAATTGGTTTCTATAATACAAAAGATGAGTTAGAGAGATTTGATTGGCAGAAATTCTGCAATAACAGAGCAGGTGTTGCCACCGAGTATAAAGACTTTGACAGAACTTCGGTAAGTAACTATTTTGCAAATGACTGGAATTTATGGTGGTTAGATAAGCCCACAGGCGATGAGTTTGAACAGACAAATGATTTATTAAGACCAAACTTCTTTAAGTTGATTCCAGCAGGTACGAGTACAGCAAATGCATCTGCTTATGTAACACCAAGAATTTAAGGGGAATTTTAATGAATGTTGTTGCAAAGGGCATAGATGTTTCCCAATATAATGGGGCTATAGATTTTAACAAGGTTAAGGCTAATGGCATTGATTTTGTTATGCTTCGTTGTGGCACAAGTTATGACCAAGTTTATAACAAAGATACCCAGTTTGATAAAAACTATAAAAATGCAAAAGCCGCAGGACTTTTGGTCGGTGCATATTTCTATACCTATGCTAAAACAGTAGATAACGCCAAGCGAGATGCTAAATGGTGTTTGCAGATGATTAGTGGCAAAACATTTGATTACCCAGTGGCATTAGATATTGAGGATAACTCACAGTCGAAATTAGGTATGACTACCATAACCAATATGATAGTTGCTTTTTGTGATATAATTGCAGAGAAATATATACCAATGGTCTATTCTATGGACAGTTGGTTTGGTTCTAATATTGACACTACTAAAATTACAAAGTACGATGTTTGGGTTGCCAATTGGAATGAGAAAGTACCAACTTACTATAAAGGCACTTATACAATGTTTCAGTATAGTAGTGTGGGTAGGGTATCGGGAATTAGTGGTAATGTTGACCTTGATTATTCATATAAGGATTATTCTAAAGTATCAAATAATAAAAGCACAACTACAAAATCAGCCAATAATTACCCCTACATAGTAGATGAAAACGGAAACTTTATTGATAAGAAATATCCAAATCTATTTACACCAGCATTTATTACATTGGGGCGTAAAATAACATCAAATGGAAAAACCATTACAGGATTGAATGGCAGAGACCCAAGATATCCTGTATATGGTAGCGAGGTTATTGATGGGGAGACATTCCCAAAACTATCAATCACATTACCTAACTGTACCAGTTATGTTACTGCGAGGTGGATACAGTTAAACAATGATACTGCTGTGACTAAGCTAAATTGTAATATGGGTCACGCAAATGGATGGTTTAAGAAATTAAAGGAATTAGGATTTGATGACGGTAAAGTTCCAAAATTAGGTGCTATTGCGTGTTTTGATTGGTTTCCTAACGGTCACGTTGCTGTAGTTGAACGAATAATAAGCGACACCCAATTTTATGTTGCGGAGTCAAACTACAGAGAAGAGTGGAACAGAAAAGATGAGATGGAAAGAGACGACCCGAATTTTAGACGGGGTGTTAAGGTAAATACCTATAGTACAGATAATGTAAACTTACAGGGTTTCATCTATTTTCCATATGAGTTTGATGATTCTGGCATAGCAGACCATACAGAAGAACAGGAAGAGCAAGTACAGGTTTGGCAAGATTTATATTCTGAGCCAATAGAAAGAACAGATGCAACGGTAAGAACAGTAGGATACTTTAATCCTACAACCTTTAAAGTCGGGCAGACAAAATCTGATTATGATGTGGCAGCAGTAAACTATACACCAGTTCTTAATGCGATATATAACTACAACAATCTTGGCAAAACATTCGCCAGCGGTAGTTATGGAGTAGAACCCGCAAATAAGGGATATACCACAGACAATAGATATAGTGAAAATGTTGTTAATGTTGAGTATAATACAAATGGGTGTGCTGGGGTGTATAAGCGACAAGAGGTTGTTAATTGTCTGCTCAATTTTGGTTTAAGTAGAGCACAGGTCGCTGGCATATGTGGAAATATTTATAAGGAAAGTACATACAGACCTTGGTCGGTTGAGGGAGATTATAGTAGAGGAACTATAGATGAGAAGAACCGTTCCAAAGTTATGGACACCATAGATAATGTAATAGACAGAAAGAAGACCAATCCAAATACTTGGGGAATTGGGTTATTGGCTTGGACTTCCGCCCCATTTGAAATATCTATGGTAGCCTATTGCGAAGAGGTCATTGGTGTGCCGTGGTATAATACAATATTTGGTCAACTGCAGTATTTTTGGAAAGTTCAATTGAATGGTTATGACTGGAAGTATAAGAATTATACTATTGATTCATATAGCAGGAATAAATTTGATAAAATACTGAAAATAATAAAGGCTACTCCAAACACATTAGATGGTGCAAAAAATCTGTGTGAGCAATTTATGTTGATTTACGAAGTTCCTAATATGCAATATGCAGATTTATCTGGTAGACAAGCAGAGACAGAGTTCGTATTCAATCATATAATTCCCTACCAAAAGAAAAGTGAAGGCGACATACAAAAATACACAAAATAATTGCAAGAAAGGTTTGTTGGTGATATAATGGTAACAACAGGTTATGCAATTAAATACCGATATGCAGACAATGGCACGACAGAAGTTCAGGTAAGGATACCTAATGTTCACGGACCAATGAATAAGTCTGAATATAATGGTAAAACTGCAAGGAATTATGTTGAGGAAGAAGACTTGCCATACTTTATGTCAGTTATTATGCCCCATATGCCAAGTTATGGTGATGTGGTGGTGTTAGAATCCAACCATACTTCGCAGAGAGAATGGACTGTTATAGGTATGACTGGTGGTAATTATAAAAGGGGGGCTTAATTAAATGGCTGAAACAACTTCATTAAAGTTTCCTAAAATGTTTGATGTAGCACGAAATCAGGTATCAGTTTTATCTGATGATGCTTCAATAGTAAACAGAGATAGGTTACTTATTCTATCGGAACCAAATTCATTGTATAATGAACCGAATTTTGGTGTGGGGTTAATTAAGTATCTTTGGCATTACAATGTTACCGATAGGTCACATATTGCTAACCAAAGGGCAATTATTGAGGATAATATTCGTGAGCAGTTGAGGATACACGAGCCTTATTGCAAACCAGACGAAACCCAGTTTGCTGATGAGTTGTTATTTTCCGAACAACCAAACAATGCACAGTTTAAGAACCCAAACAAACTTGATATGACAGTAGCAATTAAGACTACATACAGCAGGGAACTTGCAATAGATATTAAAAACGAGGTACAAAATTGATGGCTAACACAGATTATAGTAGGGGTTTGATTTCCTACACAGACAGAGATTACCAAACACTGTATGAGAACTATAAAAAGTTAGTTCCGACATTAACAGACCTTTGGAAACCAGAGGCAGATGCAGACCCTGGCGTAGTTATTGGTAAATACATAGCAAGCGTTGCAGATATGCTTGGAATAAATATTGACTGGCTTGCAAATGAGATTTATGCACCAACAGTATCTCAACGAAAGGATGCTGAAAAGTTATTTGCACTTATCGGCTATTCATTAGGTTTTTATACCGCTGGCAGAACTGAGATTACCTTTAAGAATACATCTGCATTTCCAGCAGAACTTGATTTCGGTTTTAATGGTGCGAATTTCTCAACAGTTACGGCTAATACCGACATAACGGGTGCAAACCGAGTAATTAATTATAATATTATTCCGCTTACCAATGGTTTTGGTGAGACAGATACAAGAAGCACAAGAAGAACTTTAACGAGTGCAGTTGATATATTCTCGACTACCGACCCAGTTACCTTACAGCCAGGAGAAACAGTAACAAGAATAGGTATTGAGGGAACACTTCGTAGTGTATCATATTCCGCAGAAGATATTGCAAATACCTATAACTATACAATTACATTACCCTCACAGCATATTGATACAACGGCTATTTGGGTAAGGTCAAGGTCAGGTTCAGGTACAGATGAGTATTTATCAACCCAGTGGACACAGGTAAACAGTGCAGCTGAATTTGTAACACCTGAGCCAAGATTTGTTGTTACCTATGATAATTATTCAAATGCACAGGTACAGTTTTCAAATTATCTAAACCAATTAGAGAACTTTGCTGGTATGTATTTGACAGTATATTGGATAGACTGTTCAGGTGCCATTGGTTCTGTAAACACAAATGTACTTGGTGATTTACAGTTAGCAATTCCTATGGAACATTCTGGTGGTACTTATGCCGATATTACAGAGATTTCTATTTCAAACCTCGCTAATACTTCAGAGTTTCCACATACATATACCGTAACAGGTAAATCACCCGAAACAGCAAAAGAGGCTTATATCAATTCAAGAAACTATATAAATACTTGGGATAGTTTAGTTACTTTGCCAGACTATACAAGATTCTTATTGAGAGAGCCTGGCACAGATTGTGGTATTGTGCTGGATTGTCAAAAAGCACTTGAAATCAACCAAGCAATATATCACGACAGTACATTGACTGATACACAGAAAGCAAAGAAATACATTACAAATCAAGACTTCGAGAGAGGTTCAACCAAGTTTAAGTGGCAGAATATTCTTGAAGATGGCTATGATACATCAGACCCCACAAAGACTGTTATGAAATTTACAGCGGATTTCAAGACCTATGTGGCTATGTGCTATGCAGTCTATAATGATTTCAAAGACAGCACACTAAACAATGGCTCAATGTCCGAAGTTAAGTGGCAAGATAGAACCCTGTATAAGAGATATTTACCACCAAGAGATTATATTGATGGTGTAATTGCAGACTACAGACCACTACAATCGCTGGCAGTTGAGGTGCAGTTTGGATATTTGAGAATATTCCCGTTCTATGTTTATGGTACGGTAACACCGATTAGACCAGTTACAAGACAAGTAGCACAAACACTGCTTAATCAGGTCAATGAGGCACTTGCACTGTATTTTGCACCATCAAACAGAGAAGTGGGTGTAAGACCTACACTTATGGAAATTGTTGAGGTTGTCGAGAATGCAGACAGTTCTGGTTTAATTCGGCACTTCGACCCTGGCACAATAAATACAACAGGTATTGTTTGGAAAGCCTGTGATGTTGATTTCTTTAATGCTATCAGTTTCGCAAAGTATGAAAATAGCAGTCAATACATTAAGTTTAATCCACAATATATTATTGACTAATTCGGGAGAGTTTTATGAACAGATTTGAATTATCTATACCCGATTGTTATTTAGAGAGTTCTGATTTCAGATTTTTCTTAAAGTGGGTAACAGAAGCACTATACAAATTAAAGTATGACCTTGATGCTTTCTTTGATTTGTATGACCCCTTGAGGTGTCCTAAAGATTTGTTATGGATGCTGGCAGATACTATGGGATTTAAGTATGATGACAGACTTCCGACAGCATACAATCGGCTTGTTTTACTTTACTTTATGTCGATGATTAGATATAAGGGTAGCCGAAACGGTGTTCTTTTAGCAGCTAATGTTAATTTAACACAGTATGATGTTACAGACTATCAAAAGGAGTCTGGTGATGATATTGATTTAGACAGATTAAATTTTACAAACATTCGTGTAAATTCTGCCTATGTTAATGTCAACAGAGAATCTGGGTATATTGATGTAGTTTATTACAGTGCAGAAAAACCCATAGATGCTTGCATTGAGTATGTTAGACCGATTGGTATGTACTGTTTCCAACACGCAGGTGTTGTTCAAAATGCAAGAACAAAACTCGGTATTGATGTCAGACTTACAGATGAATCCAATATGCAACTCGGTATTACTGCCACACAAGTCGGTAGATACTCAAGAGAGGATTATGCGAGTTTACAGGCAGCTGAAAACGGTGAGTTGGTTGAAAGGCAGCCAGCATATAGCCGAAATTCTGTTGCGGAGGTAACCCCAACACAGTGGGCGGGTTATCGTTCATTATGCAGTTTACAGTTGACTAACAATCACAATATTGATAATCTTTTAAGGCTTAACCCACCAATATTTTCACAGGGGTATTTTCCACAGGATTATGCAGATATTCACGATGTTGATGTTGATGTAGTTAAGGCACAGAGTTATGACGGTCATTTACCTGAATGGAACTTGCTCTATGATAGAATTGCAGAGGAAGGTCTTAGCCCTGACATTACTACTATTGACAGTAGCAGAACATTAAATAGGACACACCCAAGACCAGCAGTTAATCCTATAATGACTCAACTTGGTGATGCTATTTCCTTAGATGAGTATAATTCTGATTATATAATCGAAACGCCAAAGAGTGATTCTGCGGTTGAAGATAGTTTCCCAGACAATAATTAAGTATGACAAGAGTGAGTGAACTAACCTTTAATAAATATAGGTGAGTTCGCTCACTTTATTGCATTAAATTATTTAATTGTCGGAGGTGTTTTTGTGGCAGATATAATACCAATTTATGATGAATCTGAAGTAGCAAAACCAGCTTCGGCAGATGATTTAATAAGGGATGCCAATGGCTTCACGAACCCTAATCTGCATCGCAGAATACACCCTATAAACAGTTTACCGTATCCTTATGTTCAAACAATTGGTTTAACTTGGGCAGAGGCAAATGCAAGGGGTTACACTTGGAATAATAGTGCTGGACTTTGCAAGAATTTTTATGATTCCGACTACTATCCAGATATGATGGTAGTTAATGATGTTGAAACTCGTGTCCCTACTACTTGGGGTGCCATTTCACAAGATACTTGGCAAGGTGTTTCAGTAAATACTTGGGATGAGATAAGATGGCAAGAAGGCGAAGTTGTTGAAGATGATTTCTTATCACCAAGTGAATTTGGTAAGGTAATTACTAATAATGACGCTATAAACTACGGCAGAACCATTACCGAGATAAATCAAAGAAAGAATAAAAAGTATTCGCCAAGCGAGTATATTTTGCATATACAGAACAGAGATTCATTCAGACGAAAGTCAGATAACTATAAATCGCCTGATGAAAGTATGGATAGTTCTCATAGTGAGATTCCATAATTTAAGGAGTATTGAGTTATGAAAAATATTGTATCATTACCAGCATATAATAATGTAATGATAAATGTTATAGATAGGGCAACTGGCAAAATTGTTCAATCACATATTGGGCATAACGAGTGTACAAATTCTATGCTTGTTGGTGTGGCACACTATCTTTGCGGAGATGGTGTGCTTAATCAGGCATACGATAATTCAGTATTGAGTGCTTATGTGCCGAAGTACATTTCATTAGGTACAATGGGTTTGCTTTCGCAGGAAGCAGATGATGATGGCTACCCAAAGTATATTGGTGACACAAATAACGGTGAACACATCACTATTGACAATTACCCAACAGATAAAGCAACGCTCGGAAAGTTATATGACGATTATGCTTCAAAGAGACCTGGCTTTGGTGCGGATGGTTATGACGGTGTACTTAATAATGGTAGGCAGTATTTTGGTTTAGGTCGAGTATATACAACTATTGATAACAGCGTTGACTGCGAATTGATAGCACCTAATTTTCCAAGAGCAAAAATAACTCATAGGGAAATTGTATTTGCAGACAAGTCGGAGCAAATTAAAACAGTTGACCTTGTATTTTCCGCTATGGTTTCAGTTGGCTCATTAGCACAATTCAGAGGCGACAATGATTATGTGTTCATAACTGAATGTGGTTTATGGTCTGATACTCCTCAGTGGATTTTGAATACTGTTGATATTGATGGGCATAAAAAATCATACTACTCAATACCAGATTTCTGGAGTTCGGATACAACAATTAACAAAAATGGACTTTTAGCTGGTTACAGGATGATACCAACAAGTACATCAAGCAGATATTTTACAAAGCAGTCAGTTAAGCAGGCTGGGATAGTAAACCCATATGACACCCAAGACCCCACACTTGAAACATTAAAGACTATTGAGCAGATAGATGCAGAGGCAACAGAGATTGCTAATGCTAATATAGATGAATTAAAACAGTCTATACTTCGTGTTGGACCTAACCAAGTTGTTCAAATTGTTTGGAAAATCCAGTTAGGTGATGTTACGCAGTTTGTAAACAAAGCAAGTGTGGTTGACGAGGAATATGTCCAAAAACGGATTGCAGAAGCATTGACTGTAGATGAAGATGATGTAATTATTCAGGGAGCATAAGTTTATGGCGATGATAAATAAAGACGACCTCATAGATGGTATAGCACAGGATTATGTTGATAACAGTGGTGATATTGCTACTATAACATTTGGTAATTTAAGACCTAAACTTGATACTGCTGTTTATCCAAAGGGTACTTTGGAAATCACATCTAATGGTCAGCACAATGTAAGAACTTATGAGAATGTTGATGTTGAAGTTCCGCAACCGACAGGGACTATTGAGATAACTGAAAATGGAACATATAATGTTTTCGATTATGCTCAGGCGGAGGTTGATGTACCAACAGGTGGAGCATTACTAAATAGTGTTACAAGAAATGCCGATGGCACTTATACAGTTATAGATATTGATAATGTTTCTCATACAGTAGTTCCAACAGAGACAGATGGACAGATTACTGCTATAACCTATGACGGAAATAATGTGCCGTTGAGTTTTAGTAACGGCGAATTAATAAGTGTCGGTGATACCAATATAGATGTGAGCAGATACCCTGAGGCACAGGGTGGTAATATTGGTTATCAAGTCGAATTTAAAGTTGACGGAGAAGATTACTATGTAGCAAGTTGCAAGCAGGGCGAAAGCATAAGCGAGCCGCCCGCATATACGCCGACAGCGGGAATGTTTTTTGGTTGGAAAGATAATAATTATAATCTTATTACATTTCCATATACCCCGAATGACAACATTGAATTATACGCAAGATTGGTAAACGCTCCGTCGGAAGAACGAGTTGTCGGCACTTTGAGCGGAAAACCTTTATATGAAAAAAGTTTTTTATTTTCAAATGTTCTTTTTACGGGGAACGATAGCACGTCAGAATTTAAACACGGTTTAGATATGACTGATATTGACTTTATCGCAATAAGGGAAAAATGGAATTATCAGGGGTATTTAAACAATAACTGGCAGTGGTTTGAAAGTATGACAACAGTTAACCTTACAACGACATATCCAATAACAATAGTAATTGGAAATACGGCTTTTTACAATTCAGTAAGTAGCGACGAATTTGACGCACGAGAGGACAGAAAATATATTTTCCTAATTCAATATACGAAAAAATCGGACACAGCCGCAGAATAAAGGGGCGATTTTATGATAAAACTATTTAGCCCGACAGACAAATTATACAGTACAAACGGCGACACATTTACAATTTCATTGACAATTGGTGGTAAAGCAACAGTTACAATTAATTCATAAGAGGTGTGATAAATGCCAAACAAAGATTTCCAAAACGGATTAATAGTAGCCCTTGCATCAGGGGTAACCATAGCAGAGGGTGGAAATATAGGATACCAAGTCAAGTTTAAGGTTGACGGTAACGATTATTATATTGCTTCTTGTCAGCAGGGCGAAAGTATAACAGAGCCGCCGAAACCGACAAAAACGGGTAGTACATTTACAAAATGGCAAGATACGGAATTGAATTATATTGAATTTCCGTTTACACCGCAAAGCGATATTACTTGTAATGCAGTTTGGGGTAGTGGCGACTTGCTTTTGACTTGTGACGATTTTACAGATAGCGGAATACACCAATTAACCTTAACAAACAATGGTGCTGAAATTGACTATGAAATTAAAAAGTTTGGTACGGGTAGTTGGCATTTCGTTGAAGGTTCAGACTATGTAAGAATTAACAATCCAAGCACTATTTTTGATTTTGCAAACAATGATTTTACTATTGATTTATGGCTATATCCCACAGCATTTACAGGCGGAATATATAGTGCGTGGACTAATTCTACTGCACGTTCATTTATTTTGACAACGGCAGGAACGGCAGGACTTCTTTTTGCGACGTCATATTCTTCAAGTCAATCGGTAATGATACAAACAGAAAATAATGTTTTAACGCTTAATGAATGGCAACATATAGCCGTAACAAGGCACACAGGCACAATTTACATTTTTGTAAATGGCACGTTGGTAAAATCGCAGGTTGTAGGTGCGAGTTACACAATAAATCCTATTGGCAATAATGATTTCTTAATTGGTAAAAATGGCGACTCGTCACAATACAATGACCATACAACAGGCTATATTGACGAATTACGCATATTAAACGGCACTTGTGCGTGGACGGAAAACTTTATGCCGCCTACACAGCCTTATTAAAAGCGAGTTGATAAATAATGACAAACTATACCAAACTCTATGGTTGATTAGTTGAATATTGTTATGTCCAGACAGTGTGTGTAAAAGTTGCACAAAACTAACCTTAAATAATATATAGAGAGAAAATATTTTATTTTAGAGAGGTAAATAATTATGGTTTGGAGCAGATGGATTGGAGATAGAATATACTCCATTTATTACAGGTATGATTCTCACGGTAATGATGAGCAGATGGCAACCTTGAAATCTCTTTGTATGCACGA